CCGAATGCGGTATGTACATTTTAAGCACATAAAGATATCTAACTTTTTGTCTATCGGCAAGAAGCCAGTTGAGGTATTCTTTAAACCTGGCTTAAATATTATTACAGGTAAAAACTACGATAAGGCTGATAGAGCTAACGGGGTAGGTAAGTCTACTATTGCCGATGCAGTGCACTTTGCATTATACGGGTCTACTATCCGAGATCTTAAAAAAGAGAATATTGTTAACGACCAAGCCCCTGATAGTCTTTGCGAAGTAGAGCTAGAGTTCGATCACCAACAAAACGAACAAGTAAATAAGTGTAAGATTGTAAGAACGCTTAACCCCACTAAGTGTTACTTCTTTATAAACGGGGAAGATGTTACACGTTCCGGGGTTCCTCAAACCACAGAGTATATTGTAGATACTATTAAGACCTCTTCTGAAGTGTTTCAGAATAGTATTGTTATGACTGTTAACAATACAATACCGTTCATGGCTCAAAAGAAAGTTGAAAAGCGTAAATTTATTGAAGGTATCTTGGGTCTCGAAGTATTCGGTAATATGTTGCTCCAAGCACGCTCTGATTTTAACGATGTTAAAAGAAGTATCGATATTGAAAATACTAAGCATGTAGAAGTAGAGCGCTCTCTATCTGAAGCAGCTAAACAACAAGAAAACTACGAGGCTAACAAAAAGAAGAGACTCGATACTTTAGTTAATCGTCAGAATAATAACATTCAGGAAATTGCTTTACTCAATGAAAAACTCAGTAAACTTGAGTCGGTTGATACAGCTGCACAAGCTAAAGTTGAAGAAGGTCTAAAACTCTTAAAAGTTGCAGAAAAGGCTTACGAAAAGAAAGTAGCTGCAATTAACAAGCTTATTACTGAAGCAGAAGCACATATTAAGTTTAATACAGATCGTATTAAGAAGCTTAAGAAAGTCGATAGTAAGTGCCCGCATTGTGGTAAAGATCTCGCTGAAGCTACTAATACGCAATATGAAAAAGACAAAGGTGACTGTGGTAAAGAAATTTACAACTATACTGAAGTAGTTACGAGAGAGAAACCCCGTCTTACTGAAGCACAAAAGAACCTAGACAAGCTTGAAAAGTCTATACCTGAGATGGAACGTAAGTTAAATAACTTTGCTATTCGCAAAAAGGAAGTAGAGAATATTAATTTCCGTACCAAGCAACTCAACGATTGGCAAAACCAATTGGTTATCGATATTGATCAGCTCAATAAAGACTCTAACGATTTTCAGGACACAATTAATACTATTTTAGTTCGTCAAAAAGAGATTAAGGAAGCTATTATCGCTTTACAGGAAAGAATGGATATTATTGAGAATGCTAAGTTCATTACTTCAGAAGAAGGGGTAAAGTCATTTATTGTAAAGAAGATACTACAAGTTCTTAATGCCCGTCTTGCTCAATATTTACGTAGACTTGAAAGTAATAGCAATGTCGTGTTTAACGAGTTTTTTGATGAAAACATTACTAATGAAAGAGGTAAAGAGTGTAGTTACTTTAACTTCTCTGGTGCAGAGCGTAAAGCTATTGATTTAGCAATGTTGTTTACATTCCAAGATATTCGGAGAGCTCAAGCTGATGTCTGGCTCAACCTAAGCATGTTTGACGAGTTATTTGATTCATCTTTAGACGAGAAAGGTATTGAGTTAGTACTTGATATTCTAAGAGAAAGGGTAGATAACTATAATGAATCTATCTATATTATCTCCCACCGTAAAGAAAGTAAGAAATACTGTACAAGCGGCGAGATAGTCTACCTCGAAAAGAAAAACGGTATAACTACAAGAACTACAAATTATGATATTTCCTAATAATGCAGGGGTGATTGGAGCTCCTCAACTTCCCTTTGGGGCCCCTGTTATGGGTAGCCCTTTAAACGCTCAGCAGGTTCCTACGCCGTCTCACGGTGGTATGCCAAATGGTATGCCCCGAGCCGTAAGTTTTGCTGCAGACCATCAAGGGTGTGGGTTTTGGAGAATGCATTGGCCTGAGGCTGTAATTAATGGACAACAACTTGGAATTGTTAATAATAATAATTTCATGATTTTACAAGAAAACTTCTATCAAGGCATTAAGAGTGTAAGAATTCAAAGACAGGTTACTCCCTCCCAACTACAGTTTGTTAAGGCTCTTAGAGATATATCTAATAAGACGAACAAGTTTAAAATCTATTACGATATTGACGATGTAATTTTTCCTGACGACATTCCAGTATATAATAAGGCTCGGGAAGCATTTCTTGATCCAGTCATTAGTAATACTGCAGTAGAGATTATGAGACTGTGTGATGGTATCACCACTCCTACCTCGTACATGTCGAATTACTATCAGGAAAAAACCGGGGTACCAGGCATAGTTCTTCCAAACTATATGCCTAAGTTCTGGATTGATCGTTTTTATAATAAAACAAAAATTGCTGAAAACTATGAGCTATTTAAACGTCGCCCAAGAGTTGGGTACATTGGAAGCCCGACGCACTTTAACGTCGGTGCAGTTCCAGGGGCCCGAGATGACTTTGCTGATATTTGCGACACTATCATTAAGACTGTTAAAACCTTTAAGTGGGTAGTTATGGGTGGCTGTCCAGCAGAATTAGCACATTTAGTAAGAAGTGGAGATATTGAATACGTACCATGGACTAGAATCTGGGACTACCCGGCTACATACAGTGGTCTTAATCTCAATGTAGTTATCGCACCATTACAGAACAATAAGTTTAACTTGGCTAAAGCCCCTATTAAGTACCTGGAAGCGGGAGCATTAGGTCTGCCTTGTATATGTCAAGATTTAGAGCCGTATAAAATGGCTCCTCTACGGTTTAATAATTCTGATGAGATGGTAGATCTTATTAAGAAAGTTCTTCTTGATAGAAAGCGTTACCTCACTGAATCGGATAATGCTCGTAAGGTCGCTACTAAATGGTGGCTTGAGGATAATATTAAGGCGTTTACAGACCTATATTTTTCTTGATAATACGTTAAAATAGTACACAATAACACTGTGTACCGTAATATTTATTATAGCCCTCGGGATAGTGTCTGTCAGCTCTTTACCTGGGATGAGCATGGTAATCGGATCATTAAGAAGATGCCTTACCAGCCGTATTTCTATATTGAGACGAATTCTGATACGGCTGATGCATTATCTATCTTTAACACCAAGTTAAAGAAGAAGACCTTTAGAAGTAACTTCGATCGTAATAGAGCTGCACAGGACGGTGCTATTAAACGACTTTACCATAATATTCAGGTAGAGCAGCAATTTCTTATCGAGCAGTTTAAAGAGGTTTATGATAAGCCTGAGTTTTCTACAAACCCTCTTAAAGTATGTTTCCTTGATATCGAGGTGTACTCACCGGATGAGTTCCCGGAGGCTAAGGATGCCAAGCACCCGATTAATTTAATTACTGTTTATGATAACCTATCAGAGACGTTCTATACATTTGGCGCAAAGCCTTACACGCCTACCCGTAAAAACGTAGTTTATACTGAATGCACGAGTGAGCATGACTTACTTGAGAAGTTCCTAGAATTCTGGGAGAAAGATTACTACCCAGACATCCTCTCAGGGTGGAATACGGACTTTTTCGACTTTCCTTATCTTATTAACCGTATTAATAGTCTTTTAGGGGAAGATGCTGCGAAGCGCTTGTCTCCGGTTAAGAGTCTGTGGTGCCGCAAAGGTATCTTCGTTAAGGGTCAGGAATTAGATCGCTGGTATATTCATGGTATATCTGCAATGGATTACATGGAGGTGTATAGAGGTTTTGCGCGTGGTCTGCTTGAGTCATACGCTCTTAACTTTGTTGCACAACACGAACTCGGGGAAGGTAAACTAGCTATTAATGCTACTAACTTAGCAGATTTATCTAAGACCGATTGGGATAATTTTGTTAACTATAACATTCAAGACGTTGATCTGTTAGTAAGAATGGAGAAAAAGCTTCAGTTCTTTAAGATCATTCGTATGTTAGCCTATAAAGGCTTAACTAGCTTTGAAGCTGCACTTGGTAAAGTATCTATTGTTACTGGGTGTGTAGCACTAGAAGCATACAAACATGGTATGGTTATACCCACTTTCGTGGAAGGGCCTACCCGGGAAGCGATTGAGGGTGGATTTGTTAGAGACCCCGAAAGAGGTCTTCAGACTTCAGTTGTAAGTTATGACGCTAACTCACTATACCCTAATACTATTATTACCCTGAATATATCCCCCGAGACAAAGGTCGGTAAGATAGTTGCTAAGGATGATGAGAGTGTTACTATACGTCTAACTAGTAATAAGGATTTTAAGTTATCTAGCGAAAAGTTTGTACAGTTTATGCAGGCTGAAAAGCTCGCTATATCCAAAGCTAACGTGCTTTACACTCAAAAGAAGCAAGGCGTGGTGCCCTCTTTAATTGATGGATTATACAAGGAACGTGTAACAAATAAAAACATATACGTAGACTTAAAGAAAAAATTAAGTAAGTTAACTGCAGATACTGATGAATACAAAACGTGTAAGTCGACTATGGAACGAGCGGACACCATACAACACGTCATCAAGATTCTACTCAATTCTATCTACGGGGTTTTTGCTAATAAGTTTAGCCCTATTTGCGATAGTGATCATGCCGGCAGTATTACTCTCACTGGTCAAGCAGTTGTTAAGCAAGCGAGTGAAATTATCGACCAGTATGCGAGGGAAAAGTATGGCCATGAAGGTAAGTCGCTCACTATTTATAACGATACTGATAGCACTCATATTAGCATTCAGCCTTTACTGGATAAAAAGAAGCTAGAAATTTTTACAGGCGGTAAAGTCAATAAAGACGGTCTTAAGTTTATTGACGACGAAATCGGGGTTTATCTCAACGATAAGATTAAAGAATGGGCTAAAGATAAGTTAAACTCTGTTGATCCTCGGTATTATTTTAAAAGAGAATCTATTTGTGATGTAGCGGTGTATCTTGAAAAGAAACGCTATATTATTCACGTTATTAACGATGAAGGTGCAGATGTATGTAAGTTTAAATATGTAGGGGTTGAGATTGCGCGTTCTACTACCCCCAAGAAAGCTAAAGAGCTTATTAAGAAGGTAATTGAGAGTAGCTTGCTTGTACAAGATCAAAATAAAGCTAATGCTATTTATAGAGACGTTTATGACACGTTTAAAAAAATGCCTATTGATGATGTTGCTATCAGAGGCGGCTTGAGTGATATCGAAAAACATCAAGTAAGAGCAGATGGCTTCAAAATTGCTAAAGGGACCCCGAATCACGTTAAAGGTGCTATTTGGTACAACCAATTGCTTAAGCATCGTAACTTAGAAACCAAATACGAGAAGATTACCTCTGGTGGTAAGGTTAAAAAGATTTATATTGCACCAAACAAGTACAATATCGATACTCTTTGTTTTCCAGTGAGTTTTCCTCCTGAATTCAGTGATTTTGAAGTTGATTACGAAGAGATGTTTGATACAATCATTAAGCCACCTGTAATAGCAGTGTACAACGCTCTTAACTGGCAATTACCACAAGTAAACAACGAAGCACAAACCGATCTATTTGACTTATTTACATGATTAAATTATCACACGAATCCCCCTTGAGCATGCTCGAGATCTCTCGTACTTATAATGATTACGACTACGCTCTTGTACATTTGTTTGAGACTCATCCACAGTACTTTAAGTTCTTTGAAGAGAGCTTAGAACAAGGCCGTAAAGTGTTACTTGATAATTCTATTTTTGAGCTTGGTGTCGCTTTTGATTCAGAACGCTACGCATATTGGATTAACAAACTTCTACCCACCGAATACATTATTCCAGATGTGTTAGAGGATTGTAATGGTACAATTAGATCTGCTGCGGACTGGAATTTTAGACTAGATTGGAATAACGTGCCTTACACCCAGAGTAAAATGATTGGGGTGATACAGGGTAAAAATTATGGGGAGCTGGTTAAATGTTATACCCATATGGATCAAGTAATGAATGTAGATAAGCTCGCTATTTCATTTGACTACTCTTATTACCGTGAAGTGTTTCCCCACCCTAACAAGTGGGTATCGTTTATGATGGGTAGAGTAATGACTCTCACTCGCTTGTTAAACGATGGTGTTATTAACAAGGGCAAACCCCATCATCTTCTTGGCTGTGCACACCCTAGAGAGTTTAGCTTTTATCAAGGGCCAGAGTTTAGCTGGATTGACTCTTTGGATACCTCTTCACCTATAGTGCATGGTATCAAGAAAGTCGCATATTCTGATAAAATCGGTACTTGGAATAAAGAGAGTACTAAACTGGTTGACCTACTTGATTCAGTACCAGATGCTACTCAAGAGAAATGCATTGCAGATAACCTTGCTGCTTTTCGTAGCTACGTAAATGGCTGAATTAACTGACATTGATGCAATAACTCACAATCTCTCAATAAATCATCCAAATTTACTTGAAGGTGGGGTAACTGTTACTGGATATTATTTTATTAATTGTGATAAAAATAAAGTACTACCTGTAACAGAATTTAGTGCAGTTAAAGAATATTTAAAGAATGCAGAAATAACAAATTTTGCTATGGCAATTACCTTTAGTAATAATATAATAGGTTACCGCTTAAATGTATGAAACGTGAATTTGTATGGAACGCTCTATTTTCCCAGTCTGGTTCTGAGATTTTAGAAATATCTCAACAGATCGGTAGGCTCCCGAATACAATTATTACTAACAAGTCGTTAGAGAAGATCGATACAATCAACCCGAAGCTGTTAC